GATGTTGACGGTGCTGAGGCTGATGATGTGATCGGTGCTCTTGCTGAATACTCACAGACAGCAGGCGAGGGCGGTGGTTTGTTTGATGAAGGCACACAGATTCCTTTTCTAGTGTTGTCAGGTGACCATGACTTCAATCAGTTACAGAAGTGGAGCAACGTGAAACAGTACTCACCTGCACAGAAGAAATGGATCAAAATCACAGAGCCTGCTGAACAAGTATTGATGGAACACATCATCACAGGCGACAAAGGTGACGGTGTACCTAACATGCTATCGGCAGACAATTGTTTTGTTGAAGGCGTTAGGCAGAAGTCTATTCGCAAGAATCTACTAACAGAGTGGAAGAAAACTCCTCCTGAACAATGGATTACTGCTGATATGTCTCACGGGTACAATCGTAATCAAATGCTCGTGGACTTAACTAAGACTCCACAAGACATCAAAGATGAGATTATAAGTAGTTACGAACGACAACAGGGAGGCGATAAGTCTCAACTATTAAATTATTTTATCAAGCACAAAATGAAGAACATGCTTGAAGTTATGGCGGACTTCTAGGAGAAATTATGAGCAATAGAGAAGTGTTAATTGAAGTTGACACATTGAAAGAAACAGATGAGCAGCGAAAGGCAAGAGAACTCGCAGAAATCAAAGCTGAGTTTGCTATGCTCATGGAACAAGATGAGTTAGAATCTTTTGGAGATGAAGATGCAACAGACTAATTTTAGACAAGTAGACGAAGGCTTTAAGTGGGTGTTCGATGCCGACAAGCCAGAGGAACAAGTACAGCGACTCAAGACTTGGGCTTCTAAGAATCAGACAATTGTGCCAATGGTTCGCCTGGGTGTGGGTGCTGAGAAAGTAGACTGGCAATTGCCAGAAGGTATGCCAGAGACAGCAAAGATTCAAGATGATATTCCTGCGGGCATGGGCGAGACTACATTAATGCTTGAATGGCGCAGAGTAAAACAGTTTGTAGATCCTACTAGCAACATGAGCAATCTACCGCCATGGAAACGTGAACAACAGTGGGTCAATATTCTCGAAGCGATACAACATGAAGAAGCTAAGATTCTCACCGCAGTTAAAGATGGAGAGTTATTGAAACTCTATCCTAAACTAGAGAAGTGTTTGCCAATTCTCGGAATCGAGGAGTATAATAAACCGCCTCGAAAAAGTGCCAAGAAAAAGCCTGCTACAAAAACTCCTAGAGCTAGGAAAGGCAAATCAGCCCCAGACGAAGTGGTTATCTGATGAGAAATTTCGTGCATTTAACAGAAGAACAAATCGCACCTTATATTAAGGACGATCCTGTTCGACCGCATCTTTCTGCTGAGTTTAGAACAAGTGACAGAAATAAAGCATTTGCACTAGTCGAAGGCACTGAAGTCCTTGCCATAGTATGTTGTGCATTGACATTCGGTGTACCTACTGAAGAGAAAGACTTAACATCAAAAGAAGGACATGAAATGGTTGTGTCACCTTATACTGTTTGGTCTTACAAGAAAGGAGCAGGCAGACAGATTATTGAATGTCTGCTTCGCTTTGTACAGCAAGAGCATCAAGAAATTTCAAGAAGCTATTGGCCTAGAATTGTTACACTATCGCCTAAGACAGAGATGGCAGAATTATTCCATTTAAGGAATGGTGCTATTATGCTAAGTGCTAACGAGAACTCAAACAACTTTGAGTATATTCTCTAGTCTTCGGGTTTGTAAGGATCATAATACATTCCATATTGCCAGCCCTCAGGTAGTGGCTGGCTAATTGGAATTTTTGTTCTGCCAGAGGGGCTACAGATCCAATATAATTTTTCACGATTGACTAACGCATCGTGTATTTTTTGTCTAGTAGAATCTTTGTGCTTTCTACCATACATTGGATTGTTTGCGCCTCTTCTGGTACCTTTCATTGTCTTAGATACTTTGTCACGAAACTCTTGTGATCTGCCATGAATACGGGCAGGGTGGTTGTCACCCATTTTTGCTTCTGCAATTCTTTTGCGACCTTCTTCGGTGTGCTTTCGTGTTCTTTCTCTTGCAGTATCGTTAGCTATTTCCATATTCATGGACGCAGCAATTTCTCGAATCTGCTCGATAGTAGATGCTCGCCTAATCATTTCACGTGGCTTTGGGACACTGTCTACTTTTGTATTATCTACAATGTAGAGTTTGTCCTTGTGCTGAAATATAAAAAAAAGAGTAGCTGCCATTATTTTGCTATTACAAATTTTCCTGATGCTTCTGATCTAGAAGTACTGTATTCAAATACCAATTTAGCAAATTTAGTTCCATTTTTTCCTTTGAAAAATTGCACCAAGATAGGTCCGACTGCATTCATTATATTGACTGCACTATTGTTTCCTCTAGCGTGGTCAAACTGATCTTTTGGCATTTTGGACTTTTTGAGATTAAGTTTTTTTTGTTCTTCTTTAAATTTAATCTCACCTTTTTGATATGCCATCAAGAACTTGTTAGCAGAAGTTGTGTCTACTACACTCATTACAGTTGATAAAAGTTTTGCAGATCCTATTTGGCCTTCTCTTGCATTTCCTTTATCGGGCACATATTCGGCTAGAAATTTACCTCCAGAAGGATCGTGTCTAAATTTTATAACACCTGTTAAGGCTCCTACTTTAATCTTAACTTTAAAATCCCTCGCTGTTCTCTCTCTCATAGATAACTTTGAAAACTTAGACCAAGACACTGCCTTGTATGGTTTCCAAACCACCTCTTGTATTCTTAAACTATTAATATATTTTTCTTCGTCTGTTCTTTCAAAATTTACTTTTTTGATAGTTACTGAGCCTGCTGCTTGCTTGAGTGAAAGAGGTAAAAGTTGTCCTGTATCTATTAACTCTCCTAGCATACTGTTCATCAGAGTAAAGGAATAGGCCTTTTTTGCTTTTGGAGTTGAATACTCTTTTATATCTTTTTTTATTCTGTTCTTTGCAATTGTGCTGCCAAAATATATGTCGGCAGGACTCCATTTGTTTACATCTCCAAACTTCATCGTACCACGAACAGCGATAAGAGATTCGCTGTTTGCATGTTTAAAAAGAGTTTCTATGTTCTGCATAATCTCATCGTCTCCTCTAAAATAAAATAGATTTTGAAAATTAGGAGACTCTATAGAGCGAAAATCATTATCGATTGCACTAATTTCTTTCATCATTTGATTAGCTATCATTATTGTAGACTTGTACCATTTTATATTTTTAGGTAACGTGATCCAATCAATCAATTGATCTAGAGAAAATCTAGCTCCTCCTGCATAGTGGGCATTAATTCTTTTAAACGCCAAAGGAATAGCTCTTGCGATTTTCTTTTCTTCTAACAGTTCTTGTGGAGAATCGTATTTTTTTACATCTAGTAGTTTGGAGGCTTCTTGTTTTCCTAGATAGTCTGCCACCGCACAAAAAAGTGCCTGAACCGATTCTGCATACGAAGTATCATCTGCCATTATTATTTCCTAATGAAAGTTTTATACTATTTATAACTTGACATATGCTTTGGTAGTTGATACAATGGTACTACAAACTAATAAAGGAGTCAAGCAATGGACAAAGAATCACTGGTAGAAATGCTATTTTCGGCTGAACAGTCGCTGGAAGCCTATTATATTAGCGGAAGTGACTATGATATCGAGGCCACAGAGAGATTCTGTGCAGATATAGAGAGGAGACTTGTTTCCCTAAGTGATTGATTTTACTAAAAAAATTAATTTAAGAACCTCAATGAAATCAATGGCTTACAGATTTGACATTTGTAAGCCATTTTGTTATAATATCTATATTAAACTGATAAAGGAAATGAAATGATATCAATTAGTATAGAAGGCGGAACAAAGACTCAGCGTAATCTTGGCGAGAATGCGCTTAGATTCTTTACTAAGAAACTCATGCCTCGCAAGCGCAGTCTCAAGATTGACCTACAGATTAAAAATTTAATCAAAGACGATGTTGCTGGTCTGTGTGAGCATATGGGGCGCAATGAGGTTATCATTGAATCACACAGTAGAGGCACCCTCTATGATTATATCAGTTTTCTAGCACATGAATCAATTCACATGAAACAGTTTGTGACTGGTGAATTGAAAACTGTCAACAGAAAAGAACTGTGGCATGGCGAAGACTTTACTGATGTACCATACAGAAAGCA